GGTTAGATGCAGCTTCGTAACTCAAATCTCTAGACACCCTCCGTTTAATCTTATTAATTAAGTTTATGGAACTACTAGGATTACCTAAATGTAAATCTAAGTATTCGGCTTCGTAATTAATAGCATCGTCTTTGGTAAGATTTTCACGTATTTTGTAAGTTTTACCACCATCATTATATATTGAGATAAATTCGGAAGTTCTACCACTTAGATCAGTTAGACGTTTATTTCTACCCTCTCCTACATAGCGAACTACTCCGAATTTATCTTCCATTAAATACACATAATGGTCAACTTTTAACTGATTATTCAAATTACCTCCGAATTAATTGTGGACGCTGACCATAAGTTGCTTGCATGCTTTTCTGCACAGCACTACCGCTTCGGCTGATTTCACCAGATACGACGTCCCCAATTGTAACATTGATTTTACGGTTGCCTCTGCTGTCTGTTGTTTCAGTGGTTGTAGCCTTCTCAGAACCGTAGTTATTGACGACAACTTCCACGTTAGAACCTGCAGAACCACCACCTGTAACGGCAACACCCAGAGAACCGCTAGAATCACGCTTAAGGGGCATGATTGCTTCAGGACCAGCTTCACCCATTCCACCAGTTCCACCGGAGTGAGAGAACATGGTAAGACCATCGACGACACCACCCTTGGCAAACATCGTAGGAGCAGTGAGACCTGTACCACCACCCATACTAGCCAAACCAGAGCCACCAGATGTTAGTGCGTACTGACTAGAACCAGTTGTAGCGCCACCACCGAAGTAACTAACTGCAGCACTAACACCCATATCCAACAGACCTGCAACTTGCTTTTGAATCTGCAGTCGAATCAGATCATAGATCATGTTTTCAACCATGTTACCAAAGCTACTAGTCAAGTCCTCGAAAGAAGATTTACCTGTCTTAGCAAAGTTAATGAATTGATCCGCAACAGCAGTGCTGAAGTTAGCAGACAGACCTTTCAGTGCTTCAAAGCCAGCAGCATACATCTGATAAGTCTGAGATTGAAGGTACTTCTCTCGGTCGTACACATCTTGTGCAACCGCCTTGCGACGATCAGCAACATCCTGCGCAGCATCAACCATACGTTGATATTCATTAGCATCTTCAAACTTTTTAGCATCAGCAAGAGATTTATTAAACTCAGCATCTACTTCAGCAAGTGATCTTTTAAACTTACTCAGGGATTGCAACGAGGCTTTCTCTTCATCAGTTTTAAAGTCCATACCGTATTCATCAGCAGTAGCTTTACGCTGCGCTTCAATATCCGCTACAGTCTTACCGTAGTTAGCAAGTACAACCTCATAGGCTTTATACGCAGGTGTCAACTTATTCAAAGCGTTTAACGCTTCTCTGAACTGCTCTGGGTTAATATCACCAGCACCAAGCATCTGCATCAGTCGCTCAGTACCTTGTGTATAATCCTTCGTCAAACCTTCGCTGCGACCCATTACAGAGTTCAACCACTCTTGATTATCTGCTCGTTTCTTAGCAGCTTCAGCAGCTTCTCTTTCCATTTGGACATAGAAGGGTTGTTGTTGAACCAGTGCATTAACTGCAGCGTTGTATTCGTCTTGACTCTTCTTACCTTTGTCACGAGCTACCATCAAACTCAGAATAGCATCATTAAACTCTTTGTTGTAACCAGTACCTTTATTCAAGGTGTCATTGTACAACTCAAGAGAAGCATTCAGTGCTTTTTGTGCCTTTTCTTCAGCTTTCATTGCGTCGGACTTAGGTACTTTCTTATCCTTATACTTCTCTTCAAGAGCCTTGATTCGATCAGCAGCCTGAGCTTCAGTAATCTGACCGGCAGCAACTAGTCTGTTATTTTCCAGAGTGGCTTTAGCAATCGCTTGTGAGCGTTTAGCTTGTTCGTTCATACCTGCGGTAATGTCAGTTTGATAACTACCCATATCAACCGCAAGTTGGTTACGTTGAGCTTCAATATCTCTGGATTTAGTGAGTAGTTTCTGCTGCTCTTTCAGACCTTCAATTTGAGCGTCAATCATGCTAATTTGTTTATTAGCACCGATCATACCACCTAAACCAAACGCTTTCTTCTGATCTTCCAAGGATTTAATCTGAGCGTCAATAGTATCTTGAGCACCCCATCCCATCACAGCCGACTTAAGGCTTTCCCACATACTCTTGATAGAACCGATAGCTTTACGCCACGCAGTCTCGACATAACCAGCGTTTTCAATTGCTTTAGCTACTGCAGATTTTTCAGCTTCGGACTGTGCCTTGATAGCAATCTCAACAGCTTGACGAGTCTTACCTTCGCGTTCAAGTTCAGCAACCAACTTAATAGTCTCTGCACTCACACCACCAGTAGTCTTAGCCAAATCAATCAAACCCTTGAGAGGGTCAGTTGTCAGTGCTTTATACTTCTTGATCGTATCCTCAATAGCAACGCCCAGATACTTCTGCATGTCGATTGCACTATCTGCGACGGACTTGAAGTTAGAACCTACATTCAAACCTTCCTTCGCCATAAGGATCATTACATCCACGTATTTAGAAGCGGAGTCACCTGTGGTATCCAACGACTTAGCAAGATCAATTGCTTGACCAGCGGACATTTGCATTACCGCGCCATTGAGTACCAGTGACTTATTCAGTTCACTATATTGACCAAGGCTCTTATAAGCAGCAATACCCAAAGCAGTCAGCGCAGTACCGATAGCAACCATCAGAGCTACTACAGGGTTACCAACCAGTCTAAGGAACGCAGCATTTAATGCGTCAACAGCAACAGAGAAAGAACCTGTAGTAGTAGCACCAGCAGCAATAGATGCTCTGAAGGCACTGAACGGACCCGTCACCAGACCCATTACATTATTACCCAAAGCAATGAACGCACCACCGAGCACAGAACCCATTGCGATAGCGGTGTCTTTAACGCTCTTGATTGTATCAGTAAATGCATTACGCATAACCGCACGGAGAGCTTCACCTTGTACACCTGTCTGAGCAATCAAACCTCTGATCTGGTCGCCCTGCTGTAACAAAACTGTTAGAGGGTTCTGACCAGCAGCAAGAGACACAGCAACGTCACCAATCTGAGGTTGTAGTGCTCGTGTTAGATACTGACCTTGACGTTTCTCTTCGATACTTTGAATAGCAGCTTGTTGTTTGCGATACACATCCAGTTTAGCTGCAGCAGCTTCGCCAGTAATACCTGCCTTGGCTAAGTTACGCTCATAGTTAGCGACCGACCTCGCAGCCTTTTCACTAACTTGTAAATTACGATCCTGTACTTGATTTAAAGAATCAACCACAGAAATCATCTTAGATTCCTCCGTAGCTAACCACTTGGTTGCTTGAGCAAGATCACGAGCTGATTGTACTTCGCTCTTGTTTGCACTAGGCTTATTCTGCATGGTGTAGTATTTAATTACAGCACCATCCATCATAGTAGCTTCAGCTTTCATCCGAGCTTCAAATGCTTTTTGCTTCTGCTGTTCATTCTTATAGAACAACTGCACAGCGTTATCACCTGCTGTAGCTTCCATTCTCATTCTAGCAGCAAGAGCCTTAGCTTTATCTGCCTCTGCATTCTGATAGAGCTTCACAGCGTCGTTCATCATTGTAGCCTGAGCCTGAAGGTTTGCAGCTTGCAATCTTTCATTATCCCGCAAGGTTTTATTGCGCAGTGACTCAGCTTGTTCCAACGCATTAGCTGCTGCAGCTACCTTGAGGTATTCGTTGCGGTTCTCAGCAAGCAATTGGTTGAACTTTTCAACACCTGCTGCACTCTTAGGGTCCATACCCAATTCAAGTACTTTACCTTTAACCTCTGCGCTAATTCTACTGTACTCTGCCAACTGCTTTGTACTCAGGGAGATACCTCGTTGAGCCAACTCTGCACGTTGACTGAGCCTATCAAACTCGGCGCTTACACTTCGGATAGCACCCACAGATGCATCAAAAGGGTCTTTTGTGAGTTCCTTAATCTTCTCCAACTCAGCGATAAACGGCTGCAAGGCATCTTCAGCAGCACCGTATGTACGAGCTTGTTGAAGAATAGCAGCTTCACCTTTAGTGAATCCCTTGACCAGATCACCATATTGGTTATTCAGTTTTTGAAGCAGCTTCTCCAATGGGGAGATTTTCTTTTCGCTATCTTCCAATGCATCGCTTACTTCGGTTTGACTCTTGGCAGCTTTCTTAGCGGATTTCTCCTGTTGAACTTGAGCTTTACCCAAGTCAGCAGTACCTTGCTGAACCTTACCTAGAAGGTCAACTGCTTCTTTTAGTTCTGCAGTATTAACCGCAAACTTTAGTTCTGATAATTCCATATTAACCTCTTTGGTTGTGTCTAGCTATTCTTTTTAAATACACCAAGAGGTATACTTAAAAAGAAGCCCTCGTTAAAGGGCTAATTTTTATTGTTGTTATTTCTTGCTCTTATTAGCTTTAGCTTCTTCAGCGTAAAGATTCATCAACGTAGCATCAAAGTACTTGATGATTTCGACTTCCCACGGTTGCAACTGAACTTGAGTAATATTGCAATAGTTCATTATTTCCGTATAACTCAGTGGTTCGGCTGAGTAACCATTACTAGTTCGACTTGAGTTTAACGCTCTGAAGTCCTCCCAGATAAATCTAAGAGAATCAGGCATTTCGACTAGTTCATCTAGTTCTTTTGGTCGGTGTCCAGTTTGTCTCCAGACACTTTCTAGTTTGGCTTTATTTGAATTTGCGCCTGAACCTAGAGTAAACTCCTGCTTGAGATAAGCAAGAGCCTGTTCTAAATCACTTGGGTCGAAAGTTTGTTACGTCACTCGCCTCCTGCACGATAGCTTCACGAATCCATGTGTGAGCAGTCAGTACAGCTTCAGCCTTCTCCTTGGTGAACGTGACAGGTTTACCTTCTTCAGTGATACCATCCCAACCGATCAAGCGAACCAGTGCGGATTCAACTGCGAGTTCTTCAGCTTCTTGCAGGGACATATCTTCAGCTTCTTTACCTTTGCGCCGAGCAATAGTTTGCTTCTGCTGAAACTCAGTGAACTTACGGCGGCTGTACTGCTTAACAGTAGGGGACATATCGCCGAGAATAGTCAGCTTTGCACCAGAAGGTTCGCCAGTAGGTAGCACCAGTTCAAAAGTGTGTCCAGCTTCAGCGGACTTAGAGAAATCTTGTTTTACAATATCAAATGACATGAGGTTCCTTTCGGGTTGTTAGTAATGCTAGCTCCTTGAATTCATCAAAGTAGATACTCATTCTATCATGTATAATCTTTATTGTCAAGCGTACTCGCAAGGGTGCGCGATACGTCAAGGGTAATAGAAACAAGAAAACCCCGCAACCTTTCGGCTACGGGGTCAACTTAAGTTAGATTGGATTATGCAGCCAACGAATCTTGAATCACGATAGTTGTCAATTCAGATGCAGTACCAGCACCACCGTTGATTGCAAGCAAGGCTTGGAAATCGCAGGACATTGTGATACCAGCGTCGGACTCGGACTTATCAGCAGAGTTCAACTTAGCACGAGGAATGCTGATACTCACGAAGTCAGCGTTAGCTGCGTTTGTAGTAGTCATTGCAAACACGAGAGATACTTCAGTTTCATCCTTAAAGGCATTCTTCACAGAAGCATCAGTAAAGTACAAACTCACAGAACCATCCACCAGTGCCTTACCGTCGATACTCTCAGCAATGCTGTTAGAACCGAGCACGGTAGTGTTGGCGATACCACGATTGATGTTGATCGAAGCGTCGGTAATCACAGCAACAGGCAGGCCGTTAAACACAACCACACCGTTAACACCAGCAAACACACCAGAAGTACCTTGAGCGGTAGGAGTGGTGAAATACTGAGTAGTACCAGTCTGAGCCAAATCTTTGCCCATAAAACCAAAGTCCAGCATAGCCATACCAGTAGCAGGAATACTCACACCAACGGTGTTAACCTTGCAACCTGTGAATACTTCGGACTGAGCAATATCAGAGTAGAACTCTTCAACAGTGAACGAATCAGATGTGTGACCAGTCTGAGGAACGAAAGTCTTCTTACCGGAAACGCTAAACGATACAGCAGTACCGGCAGCGGGAGTCATTGTAGAACCGTTCAGAACAGACACAGTAGCTACGGTAGCTGTCAGCGCAGTAATCAGCAAGTTCTTATTCAAGCAATCTGCGTTCAAACCTGTAGCGGCAGTAATGCGTGTAACGTCACCGACTTTAAAACCGTCAGTCAGATAGGAACCAGCACCACGAGTCAGTGTATACTGCAGACCGGAGGCAGCAACAGTAATTGCAGCACCAGTGATAGCTACACCGGCAACGAATGCTTTAGAGAGTGCAGCGGCGAAAAGGTCAGAGTAAGAACCGGGAGAAAACTCACCATTCAGCGAACCTTCAGCACTGCGGACACCGTGTCGGAAGTCAGCCATTTGATAGTCTTGGCGCACTTCAGCGCTTTGGTATGTATCTTTGACCAAGTTAAAATTGGAGGTAACTCTACGGAGCAAACGAGCACCTGTAGTGCCAGCGAGTACGCCGTAAGTACCTTCTTTCTTGATGGCTACGACCTTGCTGATATTTTTACTGATTGGCATTTTATATTCCTTATTGTTTATACTAGTATTTACTTAATTCAAGCTGAAGCTACTGCAGCACTCCAGCAGAATACTGAATAATCACAGGCACTATAACTCTATCACCCACGATAGTACTACCTGCGATCTGAGGTGTTCGGAGGATATTAACCTCAATTGCACCTTCTGTTAATGTAGTTCCTCTTGCGAAATGCTTTTGAACTAACTCTGCTCTTTCAAGCACTTGCGCTTCACCTTTATTACTAGGATAAGCTAGGAAGATTTGGAATGATCCAACTTCTCTGTAATAGGAATCACCAAACGTGGGATTCTCAGGTTGTCTTGGAATTAATTGCACTCGTTGATACGGTACACCTTGTGTTGGAGTAAAGCTAGCAGATGCTCTTGCTGTTGCCAACTCAGGTAGCGTGTCCAGATGCTTCTGAAGTGCTTTCTTGATTAGGACGATTGACATACTTTCCTTTATTATCTGGTTGCGTCATAGTATGTTTTCATATCTAGGCGGTAAATATCAGCGATAGCTTGAACGGCTGGAGTACTAATACCATCAGGCGCTTGAGCAGAACTACCTGCTTCAAGTGCATCGTATGCTGGACCCTCTGCGCCGATAAAGAATCTATCACCAATCGCATAGTATGATTCAACGTCCATCTGCAGTTCTTCGGCAGCTATCATTTCATCCATTACAATAGGAACAAACTGAAAGTTACCGCTCTCGCTATATCCAAGAGCACCACGGTGGAAACCAACTTCAATATTGTCACCCCCACCGATACCATATCTTGAGTTACGTTTATCGTAAAGATCAAAGTAAGCCTTCTGTGGACCATTGGTAGCTAACGCACCTGCGTCAATACTAGCTTGGTCACCGATTGGAATCTTTTCTTGAATAGCTCTAGTAGCTGCGTATGCAAACATACTAACCATACCTTTGAGCTTGCGTTCAACCTCCAGCTTATAATCTGCGATTTCCCCAGCTACTTCATCTGCGTTACTAACTCTCATTGTCTCTCCCAGAAGCCTCTATAGGCGTTTATTTCTTAGGAAGCTACCCAAGTATTAGATTGCAGCTAAAACCCTGTATAGAGCGATCTGACCGCTTGCTGAATGACTTTGTACGCTGTCAACCTTGTAGGTCTTACCACCGAATATAATCAAGTCAGCGGGACTAGGAATGAAACCTAAGTTGTGACCGAGCATGTAAAACAAACCAGAGTCTCTACCGATCATGTTAGGATAGTTAAACTGAGTAGCTTTGATGTGCTTCATGTACATCTTGACGGTGTAATCAGTTTCTACGTTAGCTGCACTGTCAGTTTCAATGTCATAGACACCTTCCGTAATTACTCGGTAGGTAGCAGTAGAACCGTGACGGTCAATAGCTCGTGATGTTGCTTGGAGGAATAAATTACTCATATCAGATCACGAAAGGATTATCCAGAGAACTACCGTAGCTGCTGGATTGATTAGCGGTTTTAACGTAGTTGTTATCTGCAGTGTCTACGTTCGCTTGCATATCGGATAAACTAATACCACCAGCATAAGCAGTTGCGGAAGTCATCAGAGGGTTTAGCTCAGGAGACTTCAGGAATAGCTGCAGGCT